AGCCGATCAAGGCAAGCTAGATGAACTAGCGCCAAAGATCATTCAATGCCCGCACTGCGGCGATGAGTTCGATTTGAGGAAGCATGAGCAAGGCTAACATCCGCATTGACTGGGCAACCCATGAAGCTGCGAAATATGCCTGTGAGAATTGGCATTATAGCAAAAGCGTGCCAGTTCCACCTTTAGTCAAAGTCGGCGCATGGGAAGAGCAAAAATATATAGGCGTTGTCATGTTTTCACGTGGCGCTTCATCAAATCTAATGAAGCCTTACGGACTTGAACAAGATCAAGGATGCGAGCTAACGCGGATTGCGTTGACAAAACACACAACACCAGTTTCTAGAATAGTGAAATTCGCCATTTAATTTCTAAAAAGAAACAGTCCAGAACTTCGTTTGATAGTGTCATTTGCTGATCCTCAATACGGCCATCATGGCGGGATATATCAAGCCGGTAATTGGATATATGTCGGAGATACATCAAGCGGTCGTGAATTTTGGCACAATGGTAAAAGGCTTCACTCAAGACAGGTTAGCGAAAAAGGATGGAACATCCAGCAAGGTGTACAGCGTAAAACAATAAAACCGAGTGAATGCGATATAATTAAAACACCCGGCAAACACCGCTACCTCATGCCACTAGACGAAGAAATGCGAGCGCGTATAATGCCGCTTTCAAAACCATATCCTAAGCGTGTGAAGCAGGCGATGGTCGAGAACCCCTCGACACAGCGGCAGGGCAGCACTGACCCACACGCTCCATCTTCTATGGTGACACCATGACCCCCGAACCCAAAGGCAAAGTGGGCCGACCGCCTCACGTTCCAACCGATGCAACCCGCCAGACCGTGCAGCTTCACGGCATGGTCGGAACGCGCCAGGAGATCATCGCGGAAATCCTCGGCATCTCGGTCGATAGCCTTCAACGGCACTATCGCAAAGAACTCGACCTTGCTCGCGATCAGGCCAACGCCTCAGTCGGTGGTGCGCTCTACAAGAAAGCCATGTCCGGCGATACCGCCTCGATGATCTTCTGGCTCAAAACACGCGCCCGCTGGCGCGAGACCGTCGACATCTCCAACGAAGATGGAACCCTCAAGCCGGAACCAGTTGCCGCTGCCGTGCTCGCCGCATTGAAAACCATCCACAATGACACCGAATGAACAGGCTGCAAACCATCAACGCTTGTATAAGTTCGCCCGCACGATCTACCGCGCCCGCACCAATCAAGAGCTTCTGCCGAACGCTCATCAAGTGGCGATCTGCCGACGCCTCGAACAAGTCTACACAGGCGACATCAAGCGGCTTATCATCAACGTGCCGCCTCGATCCGGCAAGACCGAAATCGCCGTCAAGGCATTCATCGCATGGACCATCGGCCTCGTTCCAGATTCCGAATATATCCATGCCAGCTATTCCAAGCGGCTTGCGACATCGAACGCCTATGACATCCGCGCTATGATGCAGCACGAAACTTACTGCGCCATCTTTCCGTGGATCAAGCTGCAAGACGACAGCAAGGCCAAGGATGAGTTCCGCACCTCGCACGGCGGCATCGTCTATGCAACCGGCGCGGAAGGCACGATCACCGGCTATGGCGCGGGCAAGATGAAAGACGGCTTCGGTGGTGCCATCATCATTGATGACCCGCATAAGGCAGGCGAAGCAACATCGCCCATCATGCGCCAGAACGTCATTGACTGGTATCAGACCACTATCCAATCGCGTCTTAACAAGCCCGACACGCCGATCATCGTCATCATGCAGCGGCTTCACGAAGAAGACCTTTCCGGCTGGCTGCTTAACGGTGGCTCTGGCGAGCATTGGGACAGCCTTGTCATCCCGGCACGCAATGACGATGGCAGCTCATTCTGGCCTGAGCAATTCCCGCTCGACATGCTCGACCGCCTCGAAACATCCAGCCCCTACGTCTTTGCGGGCCAGTATATGCAACGCCCCTCACCAATCGGCGGCGGCATCTTCAAGGATGAATGGTGGCGATTCTACGATGCAATGCCACCGCTCAAGTGGCGCTCGATTTATGCCGACACCGCGCAAAAGACAAAGGAGCAGAATGACTATTCCGTCTTCCAATGCTGGGGCCAAACGCAAACCGGACAGATCGTGCTGCTCGATATGGCACGCGGCAAGTGGGAGGCTCCAGAACTTGAGACGATGGCTCGGGCATTTTGGAATAAACATAAGGCAGCATCGGACAAGGGGCCGCTTCGAACCTTCAAGGTCGAAGACAAGGTATCGGGCACCGGCTTGATTCAGAAGCTAAAACGCGAGGGCATTCCGATCATTCCGATCCAGCGCAATACCGACAAAGTAACCCGTGCATTCGATGCCGCGCCCTACGTTCAATCGGGCAATGTCTATATAATGTCCAATATTGATCACCTGGCCGATTTCATGTCCGAGGCGTCCGTCTTTCCTAACGGCACGCATGATGATATGATAGACGCCGCAATGAGTGCAATTTCCGATATGACCGCGCCGCAGTCTGCTCCTGCGGTTCGCGCCTTGTGAGGTTCTAATGGGACTTTTTGACCGTTTCCGCCGCCCGCAAGAGCGCAAGGAATCCGCAGCCGCCAAGCTGATGGTGATCAATCCCGGCCAAGCCGTGTGGTCTTCACGCAACTACGAGAGCTTCGCCAAGGAAGCCTATGGCAAGAACGTGGTGGCATATCAGGCCATCAACCGGATCGCTGATGCCATCGCATCCGTCAATCTTGGCGTCTACCGTGGCGAGAGGGAACTGGTCGACCATCCCCTGATCACCCTGCTCGAACGACCGAATCCGCTTCAGTCCTATTCCGATTACGTTCGCGCCAAGGTGTCGTTCCTGATGATCGCGGGCAACGGCTACGAAGAGCGGTTCATGGTGGGCCGCGAGGTCAAGGAGCTTTACCAGCTTCGACCAGACCGCATGAAGATAGTTCCGTCATCCAACGGCATCCCGTCTGCCTATGAATACACGCTAGGCCAGAACAAGGTGCGGTGGGAGATGGACCCGCGCACTCTCACCTGCGATGTGCGGCACTTGAAGCTGTTCAATCCGCTGAACGACTGGTACGGCATGTCACCCATCGAGGCGGGTTCCTACGCCATCGACCAGAACAACGAAGCCATGAACTGGATGCAAGCCTTGCTCCAGAATTCGGCGCGTCCGTCTGGTGCATTGACCGTCAAGGATTCCGGCACGCTATCGGACGAGAACTTCAACCGCCTCAAGGCGCAGATCGAGGAGCAATATTCCGGCTCGTCCAATGCCGGTCGCCCGATGCTTCTCGAGGGCGGTCTTGACTGGAAGCAGATGGGCCTGTCACCGACCGATATGGGCATCATTGAGGCCAAGTTCTCCTCTGCCCGTGACGTTGCCCTAGCCTTCGGCGTGCCGCCGCAGTTGCTCGGCATTCCTGGCGATAACACCTATTCCAACTATGCCGAGGCTCGTCTGGCGTTCTGGGAAGACACGGCACTCCCGCTGCTCCAGATGATCGTGAACGACTGGAACAACTGGCTCGGTTCCATCTACGGCGTCGAGATCAAGCCCGACATTGACAGCATTCCGGCGATTGCCGAGAAGCGGCTTTCGATGTGGCAGATGGCTGATCAAAGCCAAGACCTGACCATCAACGAGCGCCGCGCCTTGAAGGGCTATGGGCCAATCGAGGGCGGTGATGTCCTGTTCGTTTCATCTTCCGAAATCCCATTGAGCCTAGCCACCGAACCGGCACCGGAACCACTCAGCCCCGATCTTGTGAAAGCACTGGCCTATGGCTCGAAGGCTGGTTGATTCCAACACCCGCCGTGAGGTGCGCCGCCAAGGCGCATTGCTCGACAGGCTCACGGCTCAATTCCGTGGGCGTCTTCAGCGCGAACTCGAAACCGCCATGCGTGAGATGGTCGAGCATTGGGAGCAGACCGGCAACGTCACCTTGCCACGCGGATTCCGCGACCGCATCGAGGCGGTCTATCGCCAGATGGCGATGGCATCAATCACCACCTTCGGTTCCCGCATCATGGAGCAAGCCAAGGCGCGAGGCGTCAAGCTCGAGACGAAAGAGAGCTTCGCCCAGATCATGACGCGCAGGGCGTTGCGCTTTATTGAGCAAGAGGCGATCCGCCGCCGCGTCACAGAGGTGACGGAAACAACCCGCGACCAAATCATTAGGGCAGTTCGGAAAGGCTACGAGGACGGCTTGGGCCAACGCGGCACCGCTTCCTACATCCTCGATCTGGTACCACAGATTTCGTCCTACAGGGCGGAGGTGATTGCCCGCACCGAGACGCACGGCGCTGCGAACTATGGCTCCCAGGAGGCCGCAAAACAGACTGGCTTGCCCTTGTCACGCGAATGGCTGGCCGCTGCGGATGACCGCACCAGAGAGACGCACCGGATTGCCGCCACTCAACCGCCAGTAGGAATGGACGAGAAGTTCAAGGTTGGCGATGCTGAACTCATGTTTCCCGGTGATCCAGAAGGCCCCGGCGATGAGGTCATCAACTGCCGCTGTGCCGTTGGTTACATCGTGGACGAAGCCGCCCTTGAGGCCATGTTGTGATTTCAATCAAC